AATAGATGCGCATGCTCCGGAAGGGCTCTCATTGACAGACGATCTCCCTGGTTTTACCTGGCATAACTGGGGACAGGCGTACACTTTCTGCATCCTTGGTGAGGACGGCAGGCCGATCTTATCAACTAGCAAAATATACGCTAAAGCTGCGGAACTCGCCAAAGTGACTGGATTAACTTCCGGATATTACTTTCGGCCGAAGCAGGCTTATTTAGTGCAGATGTCACCTCATAAGACACCAGCGGCAGAATATTCCTTGCAAGAGATTAACAAAGAGATGGAGCGTATGTATGGCAATAACAAATGATCCATTATTCATCTTTCAGAATCAGACTACTGATTTAACTACAGGCGCCTTCTATTTAGATTACGCCAATAAAGTTGTAGTCCAGGTGCACGGCACTTGGAACGGAGCAACATTAAAGTTACAGCAAGGGATCGTGACCGGAACGGGTGGAACAACTGTTTGGGTAGACATCAATGACAAAATCAATATCCCATATGACTTCACAGAAAATGATGTGCTAACTCTTACTGAGTTTATCTACAACCAGCCTATTCGGGGCGTATTAACAGGATCAGGCGGCAGCACCAATCTAACTTGTACTTTGCAAGTGGTGATAGGAGCATCTTAATGGCAGTCTATGATTTTTTGGATCGAGATATTGTAACTGCGTATTCGCAAATAGAGTGGAATGGCGTTGCTTTGCCGCGCCAGACGATTTTAAACTTTATTGCGACGAGCTCAATTACCATAGCTGACAATCCTGGCAATGGCAGTACGGATATTACATTTGCGCCTAATTTAGAGGCTTTAGCAGCCTATAATACAAATGGTTTACTAACTTATACTGGAAGCCATACCTTTGCAGGACGTACTATTACTGGGACTGCGGGAACTATTACCGTTACTAATGGAGATGGTGTCGCCGGGAATCCAACTATAACTATAGACGCTACTTATGCGGGACAAACTTCGATTAATACTGTTGGTACTATCACTACTGGGACTTGGCATGGCAACATACTTACTGGGACTTATGGAGGTACTGGAGTTAATAATGGTAGTAATACTATCACCCTAGGTGGGAATATTAATACTGCAGGTCCCCTTACTACTCTTGGTGCTTATGGTGTCACATTTACCTTTACAAACACAACCAGTGTAACCTTCCCTACTAGCGGGACGCTTGCTACAACCAGCCAATTACCTACTTTGCCACTTAGTATAGCTAACGGTGGTACCGGCCAAACTACGGCAACCGCTGCCTTCGATGCACTAAGTCCACTTACCACGCAAGGTGATATTCTCTATTACAATGGCACGCATAATGTGAGATTAGGGCCTGGAACTAGTGGGTATGTGCTCACCACACAAGGCGCTAGCGCTAATCCTATCTGGGCGGCTGGTGTAGTCACTACGGCATATGAGACCATCCAGAGCAGCACTACACCCCTTACGCAACGTCTAATACTTAACTTCGTAGGTGCGGCTGCAGTCATCTCTGATAATGCCGGGAATACTAGCACAGACGTTACTTTTAACACCAGTCTAAATCAAATAGCCGGTGGCACGTGGACTGGAGCATCTTCTATTACGACTTTAGGCACTATAGTGACAGGTATTTGGCATGGCACAGTAATAGGGTCCACTTATGGCGGCACAGGTATCAACAATGGTAGTAGCACTATAACGCTAGGTGGTAGCCTTACTACTTCAGGCGCGTTTGCTAGTACTTTCACTATGACCAATACTACTACTGTAACCTTTCCAACTTCTGGGACTTTGGCAACTACTTCGCAGATTCCTTCTTTACCTTTGAGCCTAGCGAATGGAGGGACGGCTGCAAGCTTAGTGGCTAACACTGGTGGTATAGTCTACTCAGGCGCGTCAGCTTTCGCTGTGCTTGCAGGGACTGCAACTGCTAATCAGGTTCTTTTGTCTGGTGCCACAGCAGCGCCCACATGGTCTACAGCTACTTATCCAGCTACTACCACTATAAACCAACTTCTCTACTCTAATGCAGCTAATGCTATTGTTGGTTTGGCAACTGCAAATAGTGGGGTCTTAATAACCTCTAGTGGAGGCGTTCCATCTATAAGCGGCACATTGCCAAGCGCAGTACAAGGTAATATTACTACAGTTGGCACTGTAACTTCTGGTACGTGGAATGCTGGTGTTATTCCTCTGGCTTATGGTGGTACGAACGCTAATCTTACCGCTAGTAATGGGGGCATTTTTTACTCTACTGCTTCAGCGGGCGCGATATTATCTGGCACCGCAACTGCAAACCAACTATTACTCTCAGGCGCTAGTGGAGCGCCAGTATGGTCAACTGTAACGCATCCAGCAACCACTACTATAAATCAGATACTTTATTCAAGTAGTGCGAATGTATTGGCGGGTCTAGCCACAGCGAATAGCGGCGTCTTAATCACCGATGGGTCTGGAGTGCCATCAATAGGTACAACATTGCCGAGTGGCGTCCAGACTAATATCACAAGTTTAGGGACGGTAACTACGGGCACTTGGAGCGCGACAGCTATTGCTGTAACAAAAGGCGGGACTGGACTGACTTCATGTGCGCAAGGTGATATATTCTATGGTTCAGCTAGTAATACAATTGCGGCGCTTGCTAAAAGCACTACGGCTACGAACTATCTGTCTAACACTGGCACAACCAACAATCCGGCATGGGCGCAAGTTAACCTTGCTAATGGAGTTACTGGGAATTTACCTGTAGCTAATCTTAACTCTGGCACAAGCGCCTCATCTACTACATTTTGGCGTGGAGATGCAACATGGGCCGCTCCTGCTGCAGGAGCAATGACGCAAATCTCGTCTCAAACGGCATCTTCTAGCGCAACTATAGATTTTACAGGCCTTAGCACCACCTACAATACATATGTCATTGATGCAATTAATATTGTGCCTGCAACCGATAATGTAAATCTGTATTTCCGCACCTCTACTAATAATGGCTCTACATTTACTGCCTCGGCTGGCGCATATTCATATGCGGGGATATATTCTGATAATGCCGGTACTGTAACACCGGTAGGTAATAGTAGTGCTACAGAAATTAGGTTACCGCAAGGGGGAGGGCTTGGCGCCACTTCGCCTGCAAATTATTGCGCTAGATTTGTTCTATATTCTCCAGATGTTGCCGGTGTAACTACTCAAATATTTGGACAGTCTGTTGGACTTGATAGTGGTGGAGGCAATAAGACCGCTACTCATTGTGGAACCCGGGCAGTAGCTGAAGCTAATAATGCCATAAGGTTCCTCATGAGCTCAGGTAACATCGCTTCAGGCACATTTATTTTATACGGAGTAATTTAGATGACAGAAAGATTGCATAAAATGGTTGATGGAGTTCGAGTAGAAATGGCTCGCGAAGAAGAAGCATTAATACGAGCAGAGTGGGCCGCTAACGAAGAAGTGCAAAAATCTACGCAATATATAGAGCTGCGTAAACAGGCCTATCCCCTTGTTGCTGAGCAATTAGATATGATGTACCGAGATAGAGTAAATGGCACTAATGAATGGATGAACCGCATTATGGCTATCAAAAATAAATACCCAAAACCTACAGGAGAATAAAATGAAAAAGAAACATCCAGGATTTAAGTCGGTACAGGCGAGTATTGCTAGTAAAGAAGGGATTTCCAAGGTTAGAGCAGGAGCAATACTAGCTGCCTCTAGTCGAGGTGCATCAGCCAAGGCTAAGAGAGCTAATCCAGCTCTGAAGAAGGTCAGAATGCCTAAAAAGGGGTACTAGATGCTAGATAAAATAATCGGCATGAGTGGCAATATAACCGTTCACCTGAGCGATAGGAGGGAGTATGTTATCGATATCGATACCACATATGGTGGGCAAACCTCTCTCAGTACGCTTGGCACGGTTACGATTGGCAATTGGCATGCGGCTATTATTAATCCGTCCTATGGTGGAACAGGTGTGGATAATGGTGGCTTTATTATTACTTTAGGTGGCAGTCTTTACACTACCGGCGCAATAACCTTAGAAAGCGATGAAGGATCGATAGTCTCGCTGCCAGCGAGGGGAAGACTGGTAAATCGAAGCGAGACTATCGATCCTGAGCAGAATCTGAAAGATGTTGCTGATATTAGCAAAGCGTATGATAACTTAGCACCAGTTGTGGCTAAGGGCGATATTGTGGTGTTTGATGGAGAAAGCAATTTTCCATTACCTATCACTGAGGATGGTAAATGGCTATGTATCGATAAGTCTGCCCCGCTCGGCGTAGAGTGGCATGCGTTACCTAGTAGTTATTCTACTATTACGTACAAAAATATGCAGCTCCCCAAAGAAGAAATATTAAGTTTTCATGGGGACGGTTTTATTATTAAGCCAAACCAAGGGCGCACTGATATTCAGTTAACTACGCGTTTACAGGCTATAGAAGGACTAACTGCTCCGGGCATTTTAGCTTATGGCCCTCGATTTGAATATGACCCTAATCCTATTCAGCCGCGTGTATTGTTAGCTGACGACGGTATACAAATTCTAAATGGGTATGGAGAGGATAATCCGGTTATAAAAATACACCCAGAATATAAAGGCCAAAAATCTATTACTACGGTAGGGCATATTAAGGAGGGTTATTGGGGCGGAACTATAGTAGATCCTGAGTTTGGGGGCACTGGGAATGCTAATGTGTACGGGATAAGCCTAGGTGGTCATTTACATACAACTGCGCCATTTAGCGTGATGCAGATGACGCCATATAGTCCAAACGATAAGTTGGAAGGATACTATGTGCAAGAAAATAGTGTCACTTTGGTTGCCGAAGGTACTACAGAAGTATGGCTGCCTAAAAAGGGCATGCTCGCAACACAAGAAGATAGTTTACAGGTTTGCCATAACCTAGGCGATCTCGATAATAAGCTCCAGGCATTTAGCAACATTTCGCCAACTAAGAAGCGCGGGGACATGATAGTCCGTGGCTATGGTGACTATGATACTGTCCTGCAAATAGGTGCTATTGGCCAAGTGCTAACTGTAGTTGAAGATGAGCCGGGACTTGTCGAATGGACTGACCCAGTAACCTATAAAGATATCGATCTTCGTATCGAAGAGCAATTATCCAATATTACGGTAGAAATACGTGAATCTATGGAGCCAGAATCGCAGCTTTTAGGGGGAATGCCTATGGAGACGGTTTTAGAGGCCATTCTAATGCAATTCGATTATATGAAGCATGCAGGCACCCTACCGGTCATTAAGGAGCTCAGAACAGTCCTGGATCAGTGGACTAAATCAAAACAGAGGAGAATATAATGGATATACCGAAAAAAGAGTTGCTCGAAAGAGCGTTGCTATTTGTTGAAGATATGTACGAAGATGCGCAGACTAGGCATCATGATGAGATAATGCATAAAATCAGACAGATTAAAAATTTGATAAAAAGGCAACAAATAGTTTTAAAGGCTGCCGACGGCATGATATAATTAAACTACATTCATTGGAGAATAAAAATGAAATCAGAAAAGACCTCACTAAACTTCAGCACGAAGAGAAATATGAAAAGCGGCAAATCTATGGGGAAAACCGATATGGGTATCCCACCTTTCACCCAGAAGCCGAAGAATGTGCAGATGATTTCTGCCATTGCTAAGACCTCTAAGGGCAAGATGCGCGGTTCAGATAAATACTGCTAGGAGTATACATGGGACGCCATCGCGGCAATAACATAACCTTAACTGTAGCGCTAAGGGGAGAACCGAAGTTCTTCGATAAAGTATGCGAAAAGGCCGTCAAGCATGAGGGCTCAGTCGCAGCATACGTCATGCGGGTCCTAACAGAGCATGAAATTGCGGATGAAGCCCGGGAAAGGCGGCTAACTCATAAGAGTGCTAGCTAGCCTGCATTAGTTGGCCGATAGATGGCTGTATGTCTACGGCAGATATATTGGCCTTCCTAGCAACTCTATATACCGTAGACTCGCTAACCTTAAACACATTACCTAATTGCGCAATAGAATATTTACCGCTCCTGTAGTGCTCTAAAAGCATTTCTTCTTTGACCCGATCCAGTACTCTAGGCCGTCCGCCGAATCTCCCCTGCTTATTAGCTGTCGCCAAGCCGTTTTTAGTACGCTCACTTATATTGTCCCTATCGAGCTGAGCTAGGCCAGCTAATAATGTATACAAGAATCTGCCCATTGGGGTGGTTGTATCTATTGGGATGCCATTTAGTATCTTCAGCTCTATGTTGCTATCAGCAAACTGCTTACTGAGTTGCATAAGCATCAAAGAGTTGCGGGATATCCTATTTAACTCTGTGGCAACCAACAAGTCGCCGGGCCGCAGGAATTCCAAACACGCATTCCATTGTGGGCGATGATCCCAGGTACCCGTATGGTGCTCACTAAAAATCTTTAGGCATCCAACTGCCTGGAGCTGATCAATCTGCGAATCCAGCTTTTGGTTCTTGTCTTTTGTTGAAACACGGGCGTAACCTATTAAATTCATATTAACCTCTTATATTTATTGCAAACCTATCGTATTTATATATAAGTGCGCGTAAATGGCAAGCAAAAAATATCTCAAAAACGCTTGCATCTTGAAGTAAAGACAATTAAGTTATGCGAGGAGTTTTTGACAGCCACGTGCACATCATACATTAATTTGATGGAAGATGTAGCTTGAATAGTATATACGGTCGTATTTGAATGGATGAAGATAAGGGTGGGATGAATGTTGAGAAAAGTAAGCCTGCTAATATGAAAAAGGCTTATCAGGCACATCTTAGACATGGAATGGCACAAGTAAACAAAGCCAGAGATGCTTGTAGAAATATTGGATATTATTTAAGTGTACTTAAAAGAAATATACATATAGTAAAAAGCGCGGCACGCTATCCCAAAGATTTTGAGCGAAGCGAAAGTTTATTAGAGGTTGCAGGGTCAATACTTGAAGGCACAGAGAATTATTTAAATGATTTAGAGGCAGAGCTCCAAAATGTCAGGTTAATAATAAAGAAAGGAGGTCATATTTGAATGGGTGGATTAAACGATAATAGAGACTTATTTGAGAGGATACATGGAGTGACAGATATAGAAGTCGTACAAGAACTTATTCAAGACATAGAGATAATATTAGATGCACAGGCCTCAGAAATCAGAGATGAGATGCTACTCATGTTGTGCGATATGCTAGAACGATATGGAGTTGATGTCTCCTATAATCCAACAAGAGGACAAAAATGAGTAATAATCACCCATATGAGTCACCGGAAGATTGGTTTAAAACGTTTAAAGCCAATAGAGAGAGGGCAAGAATAGCCGGCGAGAAAGAATTTAATACTAGGAGGATGAAAAAATTTCAGACGGCTGATGTTGTACCCGGTCTAATAACTATACTAACAGGTCACAACACAGACGATGGCATAATTTATATCGAAGATCTGCATACATATAAATATGATAAAGAGGACAAAAATGACTAAAGATACAAATACACTAAGTAAAGAAAGTTTAATGAGGATTTCTTCAGTAGCATTGCTATTTGGGATAGAAATTGATTGGTTTATAGAGTGGAGTGAGTATCCTGATTTTCCTCTACATGCCATAAAAACGATGCGCGGCCCTAAGTATCTCCAAAGTGAAGCGTATGATGTATTTACAAAAATCTGTAAAAAGGAAATTATCATCCCGCCTCTTTCTGAAGATAGGCGGAAGATTTTAAGAAAATTTAGAACTACTGCGCGATATGGAGGACCCCTAGTTAGTTATTTAACACAAGAAGAGATTGATGCTTTGCCCACAATACCTACAGAAAGGGTAACTTTGACCGATGGGAATGGCTTGCGGTTAGATATAAGTACTGCTGGTAGATGGACTTGGTCATATATGTATCATCTAAGAAAAGGTCTGAATCAGCATATTTTCCTAGGAGAATATCCTAAAATGTCTTTGGAAGACGCCAGAGCTATAAAGCGAAAGGCTCGGTTAATGATTATGGAAAGGAAGGAACCAATAGAGTATTTAAAGAGTCAGGCGCATAAAAAATTACGCGATATTCTGCGTGAGACGCGCATATCTGTTCCATTATCTCCTGCTGTTGGCGAGGTTACTACTGCTACTTGGAGGGGGATGATTTTACAGCAAGATCAAAGGCTTCAGAACCAACAAGAAGAAATCGCCCGAGAATTGGCACAGTTTGTGTCCTACTGGCTCGCTCATTTACCAGAAAACACTCAATTGCTTCAGCTTCTTGATGAGGTGATAATTAAGCATCGTTGGCCTACTGAGGTACCACCTCTATGAGTGAAAAAGATAGAGTAGCGATAAGCTATATTAATGTCGGGCGTATGTATGCTGGGGACTGGTATGCACCGATAAGTGATACGAAAATAGCGATTAACATGACGACAAGAAAAATGACGCAAGCTCTCATATTATTAGAAAGGGTGGAACGCCAGATTAAAGTTGGTCGGCGTAATGTAACGCTAAACACACGGTTATTGCGGCATGTACACCCTAGTATGTTCTTAGTGGATGATTATCTTCGCGACAGGTTCAATAGTGTGGAATATCATATACGTTGTATGCAGGATAAATTAAGAGAAGCAGAGAAAGCGCTCCTCACCGGTAACTTTGATACGCTGCCCTGTCCTGACATTAGCGTGGAAAAATTGATTTCAAAAAAAAAGGGCCCGGGTAATCGGCACACTTAATCGATACATTAATTGGAACACCTTAATTACTAGTGTACCAATTGTTTCGATTAAACTGAGATGCCGGTAAAATGGGCCTGATAATTGGAACAGTGTAATTGATACACTTACTTTAGGTGGTTTAGGTACTTTAGGGGTGCCTGGTATTTTTTCATTTCTTCACACCACCTTCATTTCTTCACGTAGCCTGTTGACAAAAAAGTTATTTGCGCCCCAGCCACTTTGTAGTATTATTTCAATATATTAATTAAACAAAGGTATCTTTATGTCTGAGGCTCTATATCCAAACTATCATTCGCTTACACATAAGTTCATTCAACTTGGCGATTGCTGGTTAAACCTAGATGAAGTGAAATTCGTTAAATATATTTCCAATGAGGAGAAAAGTGTCCATGGGTTTATCTTTTTTCTTAAAGATAATAGTGAGATACACTGCACGGTGCCTGATATAGCTGCATACATGGATGCAAAGACTGCCTTGAGCAATATCCTGCCTGTGGTTCGCAACCCTTCCATCCCATATGATGGTCAAATGGCCCCATTGCTACACTCTATAGTCAGACATAAGTCCGAAGATGCTCCGGAACTGCCGAAAGCTGAGGCTCCAGCAGAAGAATCTGTGGGAGGATAAAAATAATTAACGCCTCCTGTATAATTATACTTGACATAGTAATTGTCTTGGTTATACTACGCTATATAACCAATTAAAGAGGTGTTATGGTAAAAAGATATGACTCATTCAGGTCATTAAATGTGCATCCTAGTGTGATACAACGCATTCGGCTAACCAGTAATTATCTGGATAATCTTAGATATTCACAAATCGTGGAAATGGCATTGGATGCCCTGGGCGTTCCTCGTTTATTAGACGATGAAGGGCCAGATGAAAAAGATTTACTGAAGACGAAGAATATACTGAATACAGACCCAAAATGGGTTGTAGACAAAGGCATCGCTGATTTTTTTAGAAAAGGTAATGCCAATGACAACTAACTATGAATTCAAACATGCAGATTATAGTAGCGTCTTAATCCAACTAAAGGACGAGACGCTACTATTACCTGAAGAATGGTCCGTCCTGTATTCTCAGACTCAGTGGGCCTTGGAACGCGAGTGTCATGAGATATTTAGGCAGCTATATGAGGCGATGGATAGCTATCGCGGTGGGCGCTACGACTTCATGGCTAGTGATCCAACTAAACTAACGGTGGCATATGAAAATATGCCATTAACTCTTTACAAGCACTTTTCTAGCATCTATCCGAAAGCACAGAGATTGGTGGAGCTACAAGGGTACTTGAAAGAACTAAAACAACTAACTTAACAAAATAAAAAGGTATTCGTATGACAAATCAAATAACAACAACCAATTCAGAGATTAGACCATTAGCGCCTACAGACTTAATAGGCCTGATAGAATTAGCTAAAATAATGATAGACTCTGGGTTTTTGCCCAAACATATTACCAAACCTTCTCAACTTGTTTTGCTATCTCAAGCGGGAGCTGCTGTGGGGCTAACTATGCTTCAGTCTGTGCAGGGCTTTATGATGGTGAATGATAAGCCGGCACCGTATGGCGATACTCCTTTATCTATCGTGAGAGCTTCTGGAGTGCTTGCGTATATAAAAGAAGAGATTGTAGGTCACGGTAAAGATATGAAAGCTGTCTGTACTGTGTTACGCAAAGGTGAAAAACTGCCCATAATACGGGAGTTCTCTGTAGATGATGCAACAATAGCCAAATTATGGGGCAAAGCCGGGCCGTGGAGTCAGTATCCTAAACGGATGCTGCAGATGCGAGCTAGGACTTTTGCGCTACGGGACGGATTTAGCGATAAACTAAATGGTATCTCCTATACTGCTGAAGAGCTGCAGGATTCCGTCATGGTAGATGTCACTCCACATGAAACTGCACCTACGGTGTACGATAATCCACTAGTCGAGTCTATGGCGCCTCCTAGAGAAACCATAATGCTATACGGCACTGAGGAGCATCCAGCTAAGGATTTACCTATAACTGAGGTGTATTCGTACATTAGAACTGAGTGCGAGGCGATCCAGTCTGTACAACAATACGATGCATACTACAGCTGGTGGAGACTCATCTATGTACAGGTCAAAGACATACTCACCAAAGATGAAGTGAAGGAGCTCGGAGAAATATTCTTTCCGAAAAAGAAGCTATACGGTGAGAAACCTGTTGCAGAGGCAGCGTAGTTAACGTACTCTTAATATATAAAGGAGGTCGGCTCTTTCATATCTGTCCGAACCGGCCTCCAGGCATTCGTATAGTTCACTATCTTATCGATAATTATTTATACTCCGAGGATACTATAAATAATCCTGCCTGTGTGCAAGCATTATTTATTATAACAATCTATTTTTATACAGATGGCAGATAGGCAGACGGAAATGCGCTTTGTAACGGCAAAAATTCTTTACCACATGTGGCGTGGCAAACATATGGATATGGAGTGGTTTACAGTACCAAAACTACTGAAACACCTGGAAGACAAGAGCAGGCTTGATATAGAAGAGGTACTGGTCAGATTCTTGAAACTTAATGTGATTGAAGGCAGGCCTGCATATTTACCTTGCGAATTTAGAATAAAAGGGGAAGAATTAACCGGAATACATCCGAGGGTTGACTTTGATCACTCTTAGCTAACCCTCAGTTGTATAAGTAACATTGCCCTCGCCGGTCAAATGTTAAGTCAAAAACGTGCCACGGGGTCTTACCGAGGTCTTAGCGCTTTTGCCTTAACTGGTATTATGCATAGTAATACACCAAAGGCAATCGTATTTTTTACTAACTTACTCTTAAGGAGAATTATTTATGACCAATGAGTCTCAGAAACCGCTAAATACCGTCCCTTATTTATCTTCTTTACCACCTATTGTAGTGCCCGTAGAGTTACTTACCTTACTTGGGTTTGAAAAAGCATTCTTGTTCCAGCATATCCACTTTTGGATGCACAAGAATGCCGCAAATGGTCAAAACTATCATGACGGAAGATATTGGACATACAATTCAATTCCAGAGCTGCATAGGCGGTATCCGTTCCTAAAAGAACATCAGATTAAGCATGCCCTACTTAAACTACAAGAAATGGGCCTTACTATAGAAGGAGATTATAGCAAAAACAGGTTTAAAAGGAAGACTTATCGTACGATAGATATGGATAAGTATGAAGAATTTGTTAACGATAACCAAGAGCGTCTCTTTTCGATCAGACAAAATTGTCTTATCGACGAGAATGACGAAAATAGCGACTCTCAAGAGGAAGGGGGTAGTGTCCGATCGATTAGACAAAATTGTCTGATGGGCGAGAGAAATTTGTCTGATCATATAACAGTAAAGAAACATAACAGTACTTTAACTTCTTATAAAAAAAACGCGCATGCGCGAAGTGAAAATATAAAGGAGCAGGTGGAAGATTTGATTGAGGTTCCTACTGACTGGGATCCAAGCATAGAGTTGGTAGAGAAAATCAGGGCAGAGGTAAGTAAGTACAAGAAAATTGAGTTGACTGAAGAAGAAATAAACGCAGCTGTGCCTAAATTTAGAGCCTATTATCGCAGCAAAGGTAAAATGGTTGTCGATATCGATGCCGCCTTCCAATTCTGGTGCAGCAACATGAAGATCAAGAAGATAGAGACTATATCAGTAGTAACCAAAGGCGATAAAACGCCTGCACAGACCCTCTGGAGCAAAATCTTAGAGTACTGGATAAGCAAAAGTAAACAACTTGAAATGTCGCGATGCGGATTGCTCCGACTCAGCCCCGGCCATTTGAATGGCGATTATTTGACCGTAGAGGCACCTGAGAGTATAAAAACAGAGCTTGATGTACAGAGGTGCCAAGAGTTTGTAGTCGACGCTTGTAGGTGCATTAAAAGCCCCGTAAACAGGGTGGAGTTTGTATGGTGCTAAAAACGAAACTTTTAGAGCTTGTAGCTGAAATGGAGAAGCTGGGATACAGGCTAGTAATAGACATACTGATAGACAAGCCGGACTGCCTCCTATTAAAGTGGCGAGATGGTAACAAGCGTTATATTAGGGTACACAAGCTCAACGATAAAGAGTTTGAGTTAGAGGACTATGCCCAACGCATGGCCAAGTGGCTGTTAGATAGGACTGACGAAATTTTAGTAGTGATGACGTTAGAGGAAGTTGAGGTATTCATTAGGAGATAATATGGGGCTAAAATGTAGGAGTACGTGTGGGTATTATTAACAGAGCACAAAATATAGAACTTAGCTTCGACAGAGAAGAGCTGCGCTCGTCTCATTATTGCAATGACCCTGCAGTAATAGCAGAGTACAATGCGCGCATTAATACGGTAACTAAAGCATTGGCAACACTCTCCCCTAAGCTTGAGAGGATCATCAGGCTCTATTACGGATTTAACATAGAAGGCATGATGTTGAAGTGTATTGCCGAAAGCGTGCTCACCTATCATTCTGGTATCGGAATGCATCCTGTATCCAGAACAATGATAGGTGAGTTATTAAGAAGAGGGGAACGAAGACTGAGGCATCCTGAAATAAGCAGAAAGATCCTTAGTCGCCTCATGATACGTTACTAGCATGTTGGACTATACCAGTAAAGGCACTTACTAGTATGTTGCAATATACTACACACTCACCTGATTTGACGCCAATAGGTCTTGATTACGTACCCATTCTTTATCAATAACGCTTGCTTCTTTAACAACGATTAGGAAATTAGGTTCATCTCTTTCAGCTACGGAGTTCGCGACAGTGCTAACAGCCGTATGGGATAGGTGTAGCATCGCTGACCGTACCATTTCTGTATTAGATGGAGTTGCATCTTTAATTATCTGATTGCCTTCCCGAATAAACGCATCTGGCACATAGTGAGGCCCAGGAACCTTAATAGATACAGGCATCTCACTATTCTCAGTTATGTACTTGATTCTAAGGGCAACTGGGTGGTCTTGAGCCGCCTCGATAGTCGGATTATTTCCTCGTAAGCTTTGGATATACTGTAATTGGTAAGCCACTGTGGGTGCTGGCACTAATCCAGAGCGCCATTCCAGGACCTTACTATAAGCACCTTTAGCTACCTCTGCTATTGCGTAAAATATGGTATGAGGTAGTCCTGCAAGTGTAAGTTTATGTTGGTCTGCGAAAGCTTTCATGGCATCGAATGCCTTTCCGTCTGCCTTCTGGTTAAGCGCATCCTGTAGTGCAGCATCAATCAAGTGCTTATCCCGGGCATACGCACGGTCGTCCATGTGCAAGTAATAAAAATATACTGCTGTAGTAGCGCCCACCGCGATGAGTGCAATACCGCCCATTACAGCAACCACTATCCATCCTGCAATTGGCACTAAGGCCGCTGTAGCTGCAACCCCTCCATACACTGCACCTAATTCCAGAGCGCCCATCGTTATCAAGCCTCCTGCAAAGGAAGTGGCTGCACCTCCTATAACAAGCGCAGTTGCTTTACTTTTAGCATTGGACTCTAAGTATTCTTTTCTAGTTTTAAAGGCGCCCCGCGCCGCTTTTGTATTGGCGCGTATATGTGCATCTAAATCATCTATCCTAACCCTATCGGCTTCCCTCTGCTCCTTTAGAAGGACTATTTCGTCGTTTTGAGCCAGTACCATATCTTTCTGAGCTACCATCATCTGTTCTAGCCTTTCCAGACGTTCCTCAGTGCTTTCTTTTTGGCTTATAGCCTTCTTGGTCTTCTTCTCGGCCAGTTTTTTCTCTCTCTCTGCTTGCGCCTTCTCTTTTGCTAACTTATGTGTTTCTTCGATTTGCTTTTTTAATGCCACGTTAGGCTTGAACTCTGCGGTTATAGGCTCACTAGTATTAGGAGAGGTTCCATTAGTGTGTTGCCATTTAGTAATATCAGCGCGTTCATAAGTGTGCCCATCTGACGCTACTACGGGGTCTTTCATTATTTCTTGAGTAATAGGACATACCTGGGTAATCTCCTCCAAAACCCTCTTTTCTTTTTCTGAGCCAGAGTCATCACTGTCGTACCCAATAAGCGGCTGTTTATCTTCCTTTTCCTTTTCGCGGATAGGTGTTTTTTCGTTGCGCATGGTATACCTCGATGCTAATTATTTTGGTATAAATAGAATTAACACCGAGGGGGACATTAGGCAATTAGTAATTTATGAATATTTCGATAAGTTCGATGTATGTCATTTTATTCCCCAAGATCGGTATATTCTTCGGTGCCCATGTAAACATGCCGCACTCTAAAGTTACACGCCTCTGTTACTAAAGCTTCCTCGACCTGTACATGCTCCACAAATTCATGGAGCCAGGTAAACACTTGACTACTACTATCTGTATCCCAGTCTTCGTTAAGATTCATTTCCAGTATTAGGTTGCCACTCGCTATCCCTAGATACACGTCAATTAAACAGTCCCATTGGCATTTCTTTTCAATGAATTGCTTAAGCTCGAACGCTATGATTGGCGGAGCATTATCTCCGCTAACCATAATGTCAAATAGCATGGTTTGTGGTATATTTAAGCTCCTCAAAGTGCCCTTCGGCTCCTCCTCTGCCTTATTGATGCATATTGATTCACCCGTAACTTGGTTTATTAGTAATGTTCCCATTGTTTTATCCTTTATTGTTATTAAAATTGTTATTAAAATGGCGCATCGTCAGTATCATCCGAGCTAAACTCATCCGATACTGGCACTTCTTCCTCTGCTGTCTTTTCCTTGTATCGTTCCTCGAGCTCTGCGGCAAGCTCTATAAGCTTGTAACTTTCAAGCCTAAGCAGTATTTCAACGATCTTGCCTATTAAATTGCCTCTTAAATACAACGGATTCTCTTCTATTCCTTCAAATAAAAGCTGGTCGTCTTGCTCCTCATAGTCACCACAACCGCATTCGTTATATTCACCCATAATTATTCTCCTTTATTGTTGATTTTTTTGTATTGATTTATTAGCATAGTAGTAACTATTGCATCTAAACTTTTATACTTTTCTGTAAGAAGCTCGATAATCACCGTTTCCAATGTGATAGGCCCAGCGCCAGTCATCTTATTGAGGTCCTCAATTTTATGAATAAAAGTTATTATTTCGTCCGTTAGGTGCAGCGTTATTGTTTGCATAGTTATTCTCCTTTAATTGTTAATGTATATTGCTATCTGTATTCCCAGCTGCACACCCAATTCAAGCATGATTGCGGCGCAGCCAAGCATCCTATAGCATAGTTTTGCAAGGATTTGGCCCATAAGCTTTTTATCTTCGATTATCATTTCTGCATATGATGCGTTTTCTAATGTTTTCATTGTTTTAGCCTTTATTTGTTATCACACTGGACGTTGTTTAAAAGTTATGCTGGCAAAGCTTCTGGATGCGGTATGTTACTTGTTATAGCTCTATCAAAGCAGTTCCAAGCAACGCGATGTATCTTTTCCAAGCTCCATGCGCCAACAGCAGTTATTTTCATTACACGTGCCTTGTAGTTGTTGTATATCTCAACCTCATATACGGTCTTGAACTTACCTTTCTCATAAGCGTATGTAGTATCTTTAATAGTTATAACAGTTCCCATTTTTCTAATCCTTTATTTAGTTGCTTCCCTTCCTTGCCATTAGTTATATCACTCAAGATAATTAGTGTCAAGCATATAATTGTATCGTTCAAGATATTTGTTATTAACTTTATGTTACAAGCTCGCTAATTCTCTGGTAAGCTGTTAGATATGTTGCATGCCAATATATTATCTATTTAAATATAAATTCTACAATAATTATGTATTCGATTTACTTATTCTTGTTGATTATGTTTTTATTATCCGTATTGTTATCTTTATGTATTGTTGAAATACTAATGAATATACCAGAGATATGTAATATGATTAACTTTCTTGCGATAATGATGTTAATAGTTGCGATAATAGCGATATGCACTGCATTAGAGTAGGACTGCAGCCAATAAGGATGTAAGAATGCCACAGCCCTGTTAAGATAGTACCACAGTTTTTATGTTGAATCTGCAGTTAATAAATAGTAGAATGCGACTGAGCTCAGGCGTATCATGATAGGCACTGAGCTCACTAAATAGGGATAAGACATGAAACTTGGTAACCTCATTGAGAAAGCACAGCATATACAAGAGGAGTATGGGGCTATTACGGTGCTTGTCGAGGGTATGGAACCTAACAGTTATTATCTTATCAATGACCTTGTTAAAGACCCTAGTAAGCCATATGCAGTACTATTAACCCAGTTAACCAAAGAACAGCGTGAGCAGATAGCAGCGCAACAGAAAGCAAAGTGGGAGAAAAGGTGAGTAAGAGTAAGAAAAAGCCTGTACCTGACACGCATAGGCATCCCTACAGTAGCCCAGCGTTTGATTATAAGGGCCCGTGGAACACTGAGGAAGAGCGCGACGCTGCAGTTGAGCAGGCTAAAGAAATACTCACACTCACTATAGCAGAGTCTCAGGCCTACATTAATAATAGCATGAGGACAGCAGAGGTGTTGGCCAGGTTAGAGGTGATAGCCAGTAAGATTGAGGCACGTGCAGAACCACAAACAAAGGTTTATAGTATACTGATTGTCTATACACTTGTTGTGATGCTTATAGGCGCTATTATCGGGTATTGGGTAGTATTATGATAGCGCTAGGGATACTGGTTGGATGTGTAATAAGTATAGTATGTGAACGTCATGACTGGTGGGGATACTAATGACTAAGAAAAATACGGATTGTGAATATACATACGAGTTTGAAAAATTATCTTCACAGACAGTGCAGGAGATTAAGGAGCGGATAGAAAAGCTTAAAATACACTTGGCGGCATTGGAAGAAAAATATCGTGAGGACAACAAATGACTAAGAAAAAGCCTGAGCGCACACCTGATGAGTTGCGCATGGCAGTGTTGGATAAATACTGGGCTAGTGTAGCTAACGAAGGCTATAGGCTGCAGAGGATAGGCAATCAGTTACAAGACGTTGTAGAGGCGTTAGAAAGCCGTTATTCACATCAGGCGAGGTTTGATAGGTTTCTGCGCTGGGGGCTATTTATATTCACATGTGGCATGATGATATCAGCGTTAGGGCTACGGTACTTGTAACTTTCCGTTAGCAAAATCCTTAAGAAAGGTTAGCGCTCCCTGGCTTGTCCAATGCACCGCATACGTGATCCCCATTGCCTCACATTGCTCTTTAAACCATACTTGATTTGGGCTAAGCTTGCCCTTGGCGTTGCGTTTAAATTCTATGAATGCGACTTTATTCGTTCCTTCGCTAAGAACGCAATAGTCTGCAACGCCGCTCACTAGTCCCATAGCTTTCAGTGACATTGTATAGCCTTTGCTAGTGTACTGTTCGTTAGCTATGTGAAACAGTATGAGCTTGCGCGGGAAGTAGTTATAGGCCTGCAACTGCTGGTACTCCTTGTAGAATGCCATGCAAATCTGCTTTTCGGTCGGCTCTTTAATCTTTGGTTTTATCATTGCAATATAATTGTAACATGGTATACTAAGTACATCACGTGATTCCCTCACGTGGTAAGTTTTTTTATAGGCGGCCCTAGTTAAGTGGAGTCGCCTATTCTTATATTGACAAATCGCATCATAGCCCTTAAAAAGAAGATATCTGAACTAGAACCCAATAATGTGGAGTAAATATGACAATAGACTACAGTAAAATCCAAGGAGACCTGGATATAATGGAAAAGGATTTAAGAGAGCACTTGTTTACTGCGGTAAATTCTTTGGTAGATAAGACAATCTCTGGTGATATAAGGATACCAATAGGAGAATATGTCTTTGTGGTACATAAATGCACTATAGCAGAGAACCCAACTATGATTGCGTTAATTACGGTTATAGGCCAAAACAATGCCGTATTGCGTGTGTATGAGTTTCATATGCGCTCCACTGCAGATTAGTTATGCGCATTCGTCTCCGACTACTTGAAATACTTGGTACAACATTCAATGTAGTTGTGCTATTAGCAGGTGCATCGGCTATTCTCTGGCTCCTTTTCTCATAATTTACCCCTAGATTTCATATAATCACAGTGCTATGTTAAGATAAAGTTAACATGACGGTGAAGCATGCTAGTTGAAGTCAAATCCCTAGATAAATTAGAACGTAACCTAGACCGCATTATAAAGAACACAGATGCGTTGTGGGAGTTAGCACACATCATTAATGCGACTACTGCCCAAAAGGACCGTAAGCGTGCCTTATTGTATTGTATGCAGCAGATAAAGGGCCATCAATTCGAACTCACAATGATTAAAGAGGCAATAGAAAAGTTATTGCAGGGGGATGCATATGAGGCGAACTGAGATTGAGAATCTTGATATGAAGCGCATATTTCCCGAGGTGTTAAAGAACCATATGGGTATTGTGACCTATGCTTGTAATGAGCTTAAAGTGCAGAGATCGACATATTATTGGTGGTATAACCATGATCCAGAGTTTGCTAAAGAATGTGATGAAGTAATAGAGCACATGGCAGATGTAGTAGAGAGTGCGCTTTACAATAAAATTATGGCTGGAGACACTGCTTGCATCATCTTTTACTGCAAGACAAAGCTTAAGCATAGAGGTTATGTAGAACGCACAGAGCAACTCCATGGGACTGCTGAGTCCTTAAATACAATAAAGTTAACCGAACGTGATAATGAGATATTGGAGCGTGCCTTAGAACGTAGAATGAAAAGGATTAAGTATGCAGATACAACAAATATCGAAGAATCTGGAAACGTTCATTAAAGGTGAGATAACAGAATTATTTCATCAAATGGTTTATGGCGAGTATGCAGAGCAGCGCCGAAAAGCTGCAATTAAGTTTATGATAGCCTTTGAAAGGGCGGTGCTAGAGAATGTAGTCGATGATAAATAAATTAGATGAAACGCAAGCGGCATTACGTACAGACTTAGCATCATTTACTGAGAAAGTGTTTTCGCATGTTGATCCTGGTGCTACGTATTTACCTAACTGGCATATCGACCTTATCGCCGAGTATTTGAAAGCGTGCCAGGAAGGCCAGATCCAACGCCTTATCATCAATATCCCTCCACGGCATCTTAAGTCTATCTCAGTTGCTGTTGCCTTTCCTGCGTGGCTGCTAGGCAAGAATCCTAGTGAGCAGATAATGTGTGCATCCTATAGCCAGGATTTATCTTTTAAACATTCCATGGATTGCCGTCTTGTGGTACAAAGTGATTGGTATAAATGGTTATTCCCAGGCACAACTTTGGTGGATGACCAGAATACCCAGCGGAAGTTCGTAACATCGCAACGGGGGTTTCGTATTGCTACTTCCGTTGGGGGTACCGCAACTGGAGAGGGCGGTAACTTCCTAATAGTTGATGACCCTATATCATCAGCGCAAGCAGATTCAACAGTAATGCGTGAGAATGCCAATATCTGGTTTGATAGAACTTATTCAAGCCGTCTTAATGATAAGAAAAAAGGTTGTATTATCGTTATTATGCAGAGGTTCCATGAAGAGGACCTAACTGGGCACTTACTGCAGAAAGGGGGATGGGAACATCTCTGCCTGCCTTTAATAGCTGAAGAAGAATCTATTATTGAGCGCGGAGGAGTGCTCCAAGAGCGTAAAATAGGAGATATTCTGCATCCTGAGCGTATAGGATTAGAGGATATAAAGCAGCTTAAAGTTGAGATAGGTGCGTATGGTTTTGCAGGGCAGTACCAGCAAAGACCATCTCCAGAGGGTGGTGGTAAGTTTCGTAGGGAGTGGCTGCAGTATTATGACAACATTTATCATGCTGACCTAGTAACATATATGTTGGTTGATCCTGCCTATACTAAGACGGAGAATAGCGATTATACGGCAATCTGGATTATAGGTGCCGGCCAGGATGGAAATCTTTACGTAGTAGATATAGTGCGGGATAAGCTTAATGTGCGTGAAAAAGAAGACCTAATATTTGAGTTACATAAGAAGTATACACCTCAGGTGCATTATGAAGCTGGCGGTACACAAAGAGATGCAGATTGGTTGCGAGAGGCTATGGAAGACAGGAACTATCGCTTCCAGATTATTGAGACTAAGTGCCCACGTAGTTTAAGTAAGACGGATCGTATCTCTAGGCTTGTTAGGTATTTTGCAGAAGGGAAGATATATTTACCAAGGCAATTATTTAAGACAGATTGGCAGGGGAGATTAGTAGATGTAGTAGAGCAGTTTGTACAAGAGGAGTACTTGGCGTTTAATGCTGGCAAACACGATGATTTGCTAGATGCGTTATCCCGTATATGCGATATTACAATACAGTATCCAGGCAAGAGTAATATCGACTATTACAAGATATATGGGATGAGGCGAGGATAATGGTGTTATTTCGCTTGGTATATATCGCTTCTATGACCCACTTTTACCACAGTAATAGTGATAGTTTCTTGTGACACATCATATATAACGCGATAGTTTCCGACTCTATAACGCCAAAGGCCAATATATCTGCCATAGAGTGGCTCTCCAAGCCCTAATGGGTCTAATACTAAGTATTTCTCTACCTTTTGAACTATCCTACTCTTTGTTTTTTTATCGAGTTTATGTAAGTCCTTGTTGAGTTTGTTATCCCATGTAATCTTATACATTATTCTCTTCATCCTCGAAACTAGCCAATAATTCTTCTGTAGTTAAAAGAATTTGATTTGGATCGCGTAATCTTTTTAATGCTTCCTCGCCATCTTCCCAATCTTCTATGTAGTGCATTATAGCTTCACGCGCATAGAAAGTCTTAGTTCTATTTGTATTGGCAGCTAAGGCATTTAGTCTATCTTCAAGTTGTTTTGGCAATCTAATTGTAATCATGTTAACCTCTTTTTTTGTATTGTAATACAAAGCATGCATGTATGTCAAGCTAAAGAATGTGATGAGGAAATAAAAGGGCACACATATGTCAGGTATGCCCTTTTACACTAGCTGGCCTGTTTCGTAGTGCCATACGAGAGGTTGTATAATGAAAACACAACTTTCTTATTTTATCGTAATATCACTAATAGTCTAGTGCTTAGTCATTGTGTAGATGATAGAAATATATTAAAGTAGTAGTTAGGCAAACGTATAATTACTACTTAAATGGATAGTGCATCCGATATTATCAAGATTGCGCATCAACGCATCAACGACTGTTTATTAGTACAGTCTTGGTGGCGTGCGAATGAAATACGCGATAATTACAACCTTATCGAGGGAGATCAATGGCTTGAAGAAGCGCTAGATCGCCAGAATAACGATGGTATGCCTCTACGTACCGTTAATAAGTCTGCAGTAGTTGTAGATGCCGTTTGTGGCTTTGAGATACAGAATCGTAGTCAGGTGAACTACGTAGCTCGGTTACCTACCGATGCGCAGCAAAGCTTTAGTGACATGGTTAATGATGGTGTTAAATATATCGAGCAGACCTGTAACGCAGACTTTCAGAACAGTTTATCCTTTAAAGACATGCTCATCTGCGGTGTTGGTGTAACCGATACTCTTATGAGCTATGACAATAATCCGGATGGTGAGACGGTTATTGAGCGCGTTTTTCCATATCTTACATTATGGGATGTTTCTGCCAGGGCAAAGAACCTTGAGGATGCCAACTGGGTTATTAGGGCGAAAGTAGTCGATAAAGACGCTATGGAAGGCTATATCAAGGATGCAATAGATCAAGATGAAGCGGATGCTAACTTTGGCGCCTCAGTAGATGCTCGGTTCCTGGATTTCTTTAATACTGTGATGATAACTAAGTCTCTTGGCATCATCTATGAGTACCAGTGGCGTGAAAAAGTGCCATTTTATCGACTTGAGAATCCACTAGTAGGGTTTGAGGGCGATGCTATGGACCCACATACGCAGCAAATAGTGGCGCTAGCGAAGGCGTTACAAGAGAAATACAAGTTTGATGTTATCAGAGATAGAGTATTCTCCATCGACTCAAAGGATCGTAGTTCCTTGAAAGAAGCATTTGAGATGCTAGGACTGCCATTTAAGGCTATTAAGCAGAAGAAGTACAAGTACTATCGTGCCACTGTTGTTGGCAATAAGCTATTTGATAAGGAAGAGAACTTTTCCCAGACCGGATTTACATTAAAGTTTATGACTGGAAAGTTCTCTGAGGTTAGACAATGCTATTATGGCATGATGCGGGCTATGAAAGAGCCCCAGCGGATGTATAACCAGGCGATCTCAGATTATGAGGGTTTCCTGCGCACCATTCCTAAGGGTGGGGTTGAGATTGAAGCTGATGCTGTACCAAACATGCAGGCATTCGTTGAGACCTATACTAAAGCCCGCGAGGTAACTATCTATAATCCAGGTGGTTTGAATAAGGCGCGTCCCAAAGTTACCCCTCCTATCCCATCCGGTCTCCTTGATATGATTAATTTCGCCTCGACTGCTATGTTGGAGGCAACTGGCGTAACCCCTCAGTTTATGGGGATTAGCGATTCAAAAGAAATGACTGCTATGCTCAATAGGCAGTTAGTACGCCAGGGACTAACGGTCTTGAGTGCGTATTTCGACGCTAAGAAATTTTATACGATCTCTCAGGGCCGACTATTCATCGATTGTTTGCGTGTAATGGCCGAGAATGCTGAAGGGCGCTTAATAAGGGTAATGAATGAGGGGGAAGCTCAGTTCGTCCCATTGCTTAGTGATGGCATTGCAGCGGAATACGACGTCATTGTAGAGGATGTTCCTGAGACGCCTACCGAGCGTCAGGATACGTTCGAGAAACTCCTCCAGATGGCCTCCCTGCTCGCCAATAAGTCTAACCCAATCGATATCATGCCAATGGTGGTTCAGTATAGCCCGCTTAAGGAAAACCAGATTAAGAAGATTACTGAGTTGATGGCTCCCCCTCCACCACAGCCACCAGATCCCGTCACCCAAAACCTACTAATTGCTGAGACGAAACTCAAAGAGAGCACTGCTGAGAAGAATATGGCCGATGTCGAAAAGATTAAAATTGACTCCCAGTTAAAACTACAGGAGCTCATTAATGCGGACAACTATGCAAGCGCTGAGATACAGAAACTCTTATCAGATGCGCAATTAAACCAAACGAGAGCATTGAGTGAGGTGAGCAGAACAACAACTCAATAATAGGCATTCGTATGAAAATTGAAACACATAGCGATCTCGCTACGACAGAACCACTAAATAGTGCTGCAACTTTTAGAGCAGAGCTAGATAAACTACAGCAAGATAATACTGAGGTATCAAATGAATCAGAAGAAACCAATACTGCGGAATCAGAAGAATCAGCTCATGAGCCTGATGATCAAGGAGATTTGCCAGACAATACTAGCAGTGATGTTAGTAATGATAGTCTTGATGATGATTTTGACCCTCGTGCCCCCGTACCTGTCAGTAGGCTAAAGAAGGAATTAGCTAAACGGAAAGTTTTAGAAGAGACCGTAAACCAAGAGCGTACAGAGAGGATAAGAGCACAAACTGAGCTAGACCTGTATAACAGGGCCTTCCAACAGTTACAGACCTCGCAGCAGTCTCAACAGCAACAGAACCAGAATACCTTTGATCCGTTAGATGAAGAGGCGCATAACTACTACAAGCAGAACTATGTACAAAAAAATGAGTTAGCTGAAATGCAGCAGGAGTTGGCTAGAGTACAAGCACAGCTTTATCAAGGACAGGTATCTCAGACGCTAGGGCAGCAGCAAAGCATGTTTGAGCGCAGCAAACCTGATTTTAAGGATGCATATCAGCATTTATTTAAAGCAGAAATTGAGAGTGCGAAATGGGTTGCTGGTAATGAACAGCAGGCAACACAGATGGCAACATCAAAGTTGCAGAATATGGCTGTAATGCTAACCCAGCAAGGTAAGAATGTTGCAGAAGTTTTCTATCATATGTCCAAGTCTTATGGGTATTCTCCGAAGGCAAAGCAGACGCAATCCAGAAGCAATCTTGATGCAATCGAGACCAATATGCGTAAATCGAAGGTTGCAGATGTACCAGAGGCGTCTCTAGTGCCAGGTAATGGTGCGGCTAATTACACGAAGCGAGATAATTTCGAGAAGGTGTATAGCGGATTGCCGAATGAGCGCGAGAAGAATGCAGAAAAATTCCATGAACTCGTTAGAAAGTTGAGAGAAGGCAAGTAAAAAAGAGGGGGCAACCCCTCTTTCCCACAACTTGCATACCGAACTCGAACTGAGAGATAAGCATAAAAAGTATATTGTTAATATATTAAACATGCAATAAACTAATGATTAGGCATTCGTATGATTTATACAAGATTACATCAAGTACAAATCCCACATCGCTATTCCAAGTCCAGCTACGAAAGTGTCTGGCGTGGTTCTTGGCCACGATAAATAAACATTCGTTTCAGCTACGATAGCGGCTGCGCGTTTACTCTTCCGCGTAAATCAAAAGTTCGATTAGGCCACGATATAGGCCCTCGTGAATTGGAAAAAATCACTTTTTACTAATTTTAATGAGGGCTTAATATGGCGGTAACTCAATTTTCTTCCTCAGATAATTCAACAGTCAAGCTGTGGTCAAATCGGATATATAAAGATTTTATCACAGATAGCGGCTTACTAGCCTCTATGTTGAAGTCTGGGATCGTCTCTAAACAAGATAAAACCCAAAACGATGCTGGTGACCAAGTACGGGTCAGCTTCTTACAACGGTTAACTTCACCTGGTCTTATTGGTGACCAAGTAGCTACTGGTAATGAATCTGCGCTTACTTACTTCACTGATGACGTTTTAATCAATCAGCTACGTCAGCCGGTTGCTATACCAAACACACAAACAATTAGCCAACAAAGGGTCTTGTACGATCTTCCAGAAGATACGTATCAAGTTTCTATGGACTGGATGAAAATCCGTGGTGTTGTCGGTGCTCTTTATCAACTAGCAGGCTTCACAGCTAATAGCTTTACCTATGATGGTGTTACTTATAGTGGCGCTCAGAGACTAACGCTAACTGGCTTGAATGCAGCTATTGCTCCAACTACCAATAGGATATTCCGTCCTAACAGTTTGACTACTGACCAAGCAGTTGGTGCAGATAGTACTGCTACCATGAAGTTTACACTTATTGATGAGTGCGAAGCATTGGCTGAAACCGTTCGTCCATATATCCGTCCGATATCTGAGACAGATGGCGTAAAGTACCATATGTACGTGCATACACGCCAATGGCAGTCGCTTCTTCAAGATACCACCGCGCCTATCCAGTATCGAGATATTATGGGAAATCTCATAGCATCCGGTCGTGGCGATGGCAGTATTCCTCGGTCAATGGTGTATTCACAAACTGAAATCTTTAAGACAGATAAAATGCCAAACGGTGTTGATTCTGGTACCTCTGCAACTGTATCTCATTGTCGTAGAGCTGTGTTCTGCGGACGTGATGCTGCAGTGCTCGCTCTGGGCCGTGGATACAGCGATGGCAAAGAAACGGTACCAGGATTTTTGATCAGATCTGATGAATATGACATTGGGCAAATTCGCCGGATCGCGATTAATGGTATCTACGGTATTAAGAAGATTCAGTTCAATGGGCTAGATAACGGCGTAATAGTCGTTCCTACCTATGTGGCACAAACCAGCTAATTAGGAGAATACTTATGACAGCTTACAATTTTACTTTAATCACTACTACTCCACACTGGTCATCTGGTGACTTGCAGGCAATTACTGCATATTACGATTTGGCGAGTGTAGCATTAGCGCAGAATGACACGATTACAGCTACTGGGATGATTCCTGGTGATGGCGTGAAAATCTACGACATCTATTGTTCACACACAGAACTTGATTCTAACAGTACTCCAACAGGAACCTATCTAATAGGTGACGTTGCAGATCCTGATAGATTCATGCTCTCTGTGCCAATGGGCGTTAATGGTGTTACTACTACTGGCTTTCAGTTAACCAATAGATCAAACTTCGCTCCTACATCCACTGCGGGTGTAGTAACGACTGGTCTAGGGTATATCTACACTGGCACTACTGCTACCGATCTCGTCCTTACAGTGGATGGGGCTGTGGCAACTGGTGCTACTACAGGTGTGATATTCCTAACGGTTCTGTATCGGTGCGTCGGTAACAGCTAGGAGCACTAATATGGCGGTAACATTCGGTCAACTTGCAGCTAGAATCTTGCGTGAAAGCGCGAGAGACATCTCTTTCCAGACTGCAGCGGAAGATGCGATTATTAGCGCCATTAAAGAACTCGAACGAGAACAGTATTGGCTATTTGAGACAGAGGCAACTCTAACTCTTGTAGCCAATACCAACTTGGTCGCGTTACCAGATGATTTTGTAGCCCTGTCTTCTGCAAGGTTACTGGTAGGAACTACCTACTATACTGAGGTCTACGGGTTCGTTCCTGTGACTAACCACCAGATTTTTAATGAGGCACGGATTCAGGGTGTGACTGGCATTCCATTTATGTACGCCATCTACAATGACAACATGGTGGTTTATCCATGGGCTGCCGGTGATTATGAGATTGACCTGCATTACTTCCGCAAGGACTTGACCTACCCAGTTAACTACGATGATACGAGTCTCTGGTTCGGAGATCTAACTGCCGACCTAACTCGTTATAAGGCGCTAGCAATGTTCTATAGAGATGAGCTCCAAGCTGAGGAAAAAGCACAGTTTTATGAGACTAAGAGTCTAGATGCAATCACACAACTAACTATTCGTAATAACCAAAGACAAACTGTTTATAGATTGAGTATATAATATGGCAACATTAACCGCACATTTTGGCCTTTTGAAACCTGTAGTCAATGACCCCATTGACCAGGATCAGTGGGGCTATCAGTTAAATACAGACTGGGATAGTGTAGATGCGCTGCATTATGCGTGGTCTACCACCTCTATTGGGACTGTTCGCCCAGACTATGCAAAAGCTGGCACTCAATGGATTAATAATACGACTACTCCATGGGTCTGGAATGTTTTTAGTGGTACTACAGATATCGTATTAGGCAATATTGATACAGTAACTAATACTTTTACCCCCGGTGGTACGGCAGCATTAACTACTAAGGGGGATTTGCTTACCTATTCTACGCAACCTGTTCGACTAGGAGTTGGTACGAATGGACAGGTCTTAACGGCAGATTCTACTCAAGCAGACGGTGTTAAATGGAGTAGTAATAATAGTATTGCAGCATGGTGTAGTGCAAAACTTACCTTTATTGGGCCCGTAGGTTCGTTTACAATAAATGCAGGATTTAATATAACATCGATTACCTATACTGAAAAAGGCAAATATGTTGCAATCTTTACCAATCCTCTGCCAAGCGCTAATTATGCTGCTTCTGGTATGGCGCAACGTATATCAACGGATAGTGGGGATGAAGTCATTATTTCGTTCCAAAAAAGTGGCAGTATAAGTGCTGGTTCATGTCCTATAGCGACCAAAGATTCTGCAGGCGACCTTGTAGATGTTAATGTAATCACTCTGATGTTTGTAGGGGGTTAAATGCCCGCCCTAGGTAAAAAACTCCAAGTTCAGATACAGCCTGGTGTAAGTCCAAAGGAAGACTTTACGGAGTTGGATAGCTTTACCTATGTGAATTCTGATAAGGTTCGATTTCAGAATGGGCGTCTGCGGAAACTCAAAGGCTGGGTTAGGTTATTCTCAGATAACTTCCAGCGAATCTATGGGTGTGCTAGGGCAATGTACTCCTATACTCCTGGTGATGGCTTTGAGCGCGTTTTAATAGGAACCTCAACAAGCCTGTATGTCTTCTATAAAGGGGCTTTCTATAATATCACACCTCTCATAACAAGCACTACGGCTATCGCTAATGCTCTAGGAACAGTCTATTTGACGGATGCTGGATATAGCGTGAGTACTACTGCAGGTAGTGATATAGCCACTTTCAATATACCAAACTTTTTAAATCCTGATGATACAGTCAAAATTAGTGGTGTCACTGGTACTATTGGAGGGATTAGTTCAACTAACTTTAATGGCACCTTTACAGTTATTGCAACGCCGAGTTCTGGGACTTTTCAAGTCCTAATCGCAGTACCCGCCGTTAGTAATGATACGGGGGGTGGCACATCGATTCAGTTTGTTACAAAGCAGCTTTTAGTAACATTGGTGGACCATGGCTTCGGGAAAGGGGATAGGATTAAAATTACTGGTTCTGCGGCAGTAGGTGGGATCACGGCGCCACATATCAATATGGAGAATGTTGTAAGTGCGGTCATTTCTCCCGATGTGTTTGCTATAACTACTATGGATTTTGCTACTAGCCTTGTAACAGCTGGCGGTGGAGCGGATGTGCTGATACAAGGTGAAATTACTGGTGGTCCTTGCGATCAATCCCAGGGCTATGGGTATGGTGGTGGATTATATGGTGTAGGGCTATATGGTGTGCCTAAACTATTTGCTATTGCCATTCAGTACCCAAGGGTATGGTCATTTGACCTATTCAATGATGGTATAATCATGTGCCCAGGCAATCAGGGGGGCATTTATCTATGGGCAGGTGATATCTCAACCGCCCCTGTATTACAGACTAATGCGCCCTTAGCTAATTGGGTATATCAAAGCAATAGTATGGTTGTAGCATTAGGGCCAAATGGTGATAATGGGACTTTTGCCAATAGTAATCTAAATGATGCTAATGATTGGGTATTTGATGGGGTTAGTGTAAAACGCTCTTTTGATGTTGCTGGGGCTTCTACTTTTGTATCGCAGACATCAACCCGTAATGTGGATGTTTTATTTACAAATAATAAGGTATACCAAGTTAGATTTGTAGACCTCCCCCATGTATGGGTAGTTTCAGAATTATTTGCTACAGATGGACTGATTGCGCCGAAAGCAAGGGTTAATATTGAAGACTCTGTAGTATGGCAAGGCTGGGGAGACTTTTACGTCTTCAATGGCACGTCAGTCAATATATTGCCTAAGAATACAATAAAACGATATGTGTACGATAATCTTAACCTTGCGCAATCTGCAAAATTCTTTGCCTGTGCGCAGCCAGACTATAATGAGATATGGTTCTTCTATTGTGCTGGACAAGACAATGAGCCAAATAATTATGCGATTAATAATTATAGAGAGCAGCACTGGACTATAGGGACTTTGGAGCGTACGGCTGCAGCTGAGCCAGCTAGTGGGGTTACGCCGACACTATTGATACAGAGTCATGTAGTAAATACTGTGAAGCTGGCTAATAATCCGCTGTCTACGAACTTTTATACTCTCGGGACTGATCCGATAACTGCGGCTAATACTAGTAGTGATATCGTTATTACAATAACCGGGCATCACTTAGAACCTGGGGATTCAATTGTAATAGCGGGTTCTAGTGCAGTTCACGGCATTACTGCTCTTCAGATTAACACCACGCAAACGGTAACCTCAGTAACGGTGGGTACTATAACTGTCACTACAGCTGGGACGGCTACTTCTAGTGGAACGGGTGGTGGCAGTAGTATTACAGTTGGCACTCAAATCGTAACAGCAAGTTATACAAATCATTTCCGGAATAATGATGAGGTGACTATAGATAATGCCACGACCTTTGGTGGTCTTTTAGTTGGCGATTTAAATGGCACATTTAGTGTACGAAGATGGACTGCTACTACCTTTGATTTTGCTGTAGGTACTGATTATAGTACATCACAAGCTACTGGAGGTGGCCCAGGGGTCCAGTTATCATATAGTCGCACTGGAAGGTTATTTGAGCATAATGTGGGAGTGGATGATTATGATGGTGATAACTGCGATATAGGTGATCCAACTACTTGCGTACTACCAATGAATTCCTTCGCAGAGACTAACTATGGGCAGATAGGAGAGGGCGATAATACGATGCTAATATACTCGGTAATCCCAGATTCTACTCAAGTTGGCACTATGAATCTGACTGTCACTACTAAGCTTTATCCGCAAGGAACTCCGATTACCAAAGGGCCATTTCCTATAACTCCAGCTACCATAAAAGTTGATGTACAAATGCTTGGAAGGCAGCGGAAATACAGGATTGCAAGTAATGCGCTCGGCCAGGATTTTATTACAGGTAAATGGTTTGAACAAGTTATTGAGAGTACGCCAATATGAGTAGTTTTACCACATCTGATATCGAAGAACGTCTGCGGCGCTTAGAGCAGCAGGTTGAGTATTTGGTTCCTAGTTTGAATTCAGTATATATTATAGGGCGTTTAAGGACTGATCGAAATTCTCCTGCAAATAGTGCAGATATTGTTGCAGGTGTTGACCTATTATATGATATAGTTAGAGATGCAACATATGAATATATTTTAATAGATGCGGCTGGCACTTTGGCCTGGCGCAGAATAATAATGAGTTCGTTTTAGGAGATTATATATGCCAAAGTGGTATGAAGTTGGGATACCTGCAGCCACAACAGCGGTGGGATCTTATTTTGGGGGACGTACTGGAGGAGCGGCAGGTAATGCTGCAGGTAATGCTATAGTTAGTATGATAGGTGGGAAAAAAGGCAAACAAGAGACCTCTAGTTACCAGAATATACCACCAGAGTTATTACAGGCCTGGATGGGCACTTATGTTCCTGCGGCAACGAATTGGTATAACTCTGGTCCTAATGAATATCAGAAGCAAGCTACTGCTTCTTATGGAGGGGGACTTGCAGGTTTAGAGCAAGAATTACCAGGGTATCAGAAATTTTATGATGATAACCTGAGTAATAGGTATTTACGTCAACTTGAGGATGATTCAAACTTAGAAAGAGAAAAAATAAGAGCGCGGTATGCAGGTCGGGGAGGATTAAATAATACATCTGTTGCGGCAGAATTAGGTTTATTAGAGAAGAATAAACTAAATAGAGTGGCTGATTATAAGCATGATATGGCAGCTGAGAACTTCGATAAGGCTGTTGGATTACGTAGGCAAACACTAGCAGATTTAATGACCGCTGGTGACCAGCCACGCCAGCACATAGATCAGTTAGGGGCATTATTACAGCGATTTCCAACTGGTGCTACGGGGCAGAACTATCAGATGCCACAGCAAGTTAATTGGGGCGAAGCGAGTGGAGCTGCAATGGAAAACTTAGGCAAGCTTTTTGATAATCACCAAGGGAATCAAGCAAGTTATGTGCCTGCCTATGATGTTACTGGATGGAATGATGTAGGTGGTCAAATGCCATGGACAGCGCCAAATTATGGGTATCCTGGACAACCAGGGCAACCCGGTATTTATTAATTAATTATAGGAAAATATTATGCAAAATAATCAACAAATGGGAGGCATGCCGCAACTTGACATGGCTCAATTAAGTAATCTACTGCGGATGTATGGGATGGGTCAACAAATACCACAGATGCCTCAACAGCAGATTCCACCTCAAATGTATCAGACCAGGCAAATGCAGCCAGCGGCTATGACTTCAGGTCCATCAATGATGTATGGACAGCAACCACAACAGCAGATGCAATCTTCGGCAGGATTACAAATACCTCCGGGATATACTTATGATCCTAGAAATACTCAATACGGCATTCCAGGTGGCGCTAATAACCTGCAGTATACTTACCCTGGTGGTGTAACAGGCGCAGGAGCTTACCGGCCTCATACTGGATAAAATCAATAATAGGAGAATGCTATGCAAGGAACTAATAATATGGGACAGCAGCCAATGCAGGGCGCTCAAAGTAGTCCACAAATGGGACAATACGATCCAACACAGTTGAGTAGTTTAATGAGTGCTGGTATGTCACCATATAAGTATAACCAGATGTCAGGACAACTACAGCAACAGTGGTTAGGGCAATACGGGCAGCAAATCATGGGGCAGCCATTTTCGCCATATCAGAGAGTCATTAATCAGCAGGGCATGCCACAGACTACATATACACAAAATGGAACCTATAGTATGTCTCCTGAGCAACTCAGTAGATTATACCAAGCTGGCAATATTACTGGTATTGGGCAGAATGGTTATACTACTGGGAAAATGTCATTAAATACTTTACCTCAGTATATAACTGCTGGATCAATGTACAATTACTAGGAGCTTTTATGCAAAATAATGATCTCATGTATGATCCCCACTTCTTGGCTAATCTTGCGATAATGCGCGGAACCCCTAGAAATGAGGCTATATCACAGGCGGCTATTGATTCTCATAACATGCAGCAAACTAGAATGCAGCAGCAGAAACATGCTCAAGAACAGTTTATGGCTCAACAGCTACCCAAAATTCTACACGAATTACAGGGGAAAAATCCATATGAGGCTGCAGAATTATTAGCTCGTGCTGGCTTAAAGGGTCCAGAGATTGGATTATTTTTAGAGAGATTGGGACTTGGAGGTGGAAAAACTGCAGCATCACAAACATTCACTGGCGCTGATAAAATGCGATATGAACTCTTCAAAGATGAACAAGGCCAAACTATGTCTCGGCCAATACCTGGGCAAGCTCCTATTAAGCCAAAAGTGAATGCCACAGAACAAAAAGATATAATTAAGATAAGAGAGCGAGCAAAGGCAGCGTTAAATAGTATACGTGAATTACACACATCAAGAGAGGCGCGCAAGGTCTTGCAAGGACAAACGGATGAGAATACAGGTCCTAATACAGCGCTTGCTAAACTTACAGACCCAGATTTGCAACAAGATAGAGGAAAAATAGCGTATGCAGCGGGAGAAATAGCTGATTTTAGTTTATATACACCAGAAGCACGTGAAGCCAAGCAAATTATTAGCAAAGTAAATGCTCATTTGATCCAAAATGCAATCAAAGCATTAGAAGGCACAGATACTAGAGCGTCTGTGTTTTTAGAAAAAATAATGAAACAAGGAACGCCGTTGAGTCATTTGGGAGAAAGGGCTGCAGGAATAGTATTAGATGAGTTTGAAATAATAATGGCTGATAGGGCGATTACAGATACTTTCATATCTAAGTATGCTGATGCTCATGGAACTACACAGGGGGCCGAAGCAGCTTTAACAGAGTTTAAGAAAACTGTGCCAACTATAGACCCACAAACAGGCTTATTTAATGAAAAAGCCATAGAATTAATCCCACAGTTTATCCGTGGTACAACCGGTGGTGGCGAAGACTTTATTCCTGAGTTACAGTCATCCTATGTAGAGCCGCCTAAATCAGAGTGGGAAATGGCTAGGGATATATTAAGAGAAGATGGTACTATACAATAATGCAAGAAATGAGGAAAAAATCTAAGGCAGAGTTACTGGAGATATATAGCCGTGGCCCAGATGGTACAAATACTACTATGCCATCAATCCCAAGAAAACGTAATATGCATGCGGAGAATGAGTTTGATCTAGAGGGGGCGCCAGAGGCGTTACAAGCATTTGGCAGTGGATATGTGCATGGCGGTACATTTGGCTATGCACCTAAAATTATAGGTGGTGCTGGTGCTGCAGTATTGCCGTATGTTCGCCCAGACCTTTTTGGCGAATCTACTTATAAAGACCTATACAAAGAGCTTAGAGATACTGCGAGACAACAGGATCAAGAGCTTGCTGCCAATAGGCCTGGAGCACACTTTGCTGGCTCTGTAGCTGGCGCTGCAGGCCCAATGACTAGGATAGGTAAATTAGGCGGTAAGTTAGCGCCGGGAGCTTCAAAAGTATTGCCAGCTGTAGGGACTAAGAAAAGAGCGGCGTTAAGCGGGTTTGGATGGGGAGGATTACAAGGATTTGGGGAAAGTGATAAAGGAGAAGTTGGCAGTATTGGGCTGGGCAATGTTCTAGATGCCGCTGGGTTTGCGACTACTAGTGCTATAGCTGGCGCAGGCTTACAGTCTCTTTTTAATAATGCATTTGGCAAGTTAACGCCAGAAGCTACAAAAGCGCTAGAGAGGGGACAGGCGTACCAAGATGTTAATATTCCTTATCGCAAAAGCCAACTTACCCTAAATCCTCAAGATGCAGCAAAAGAGGCGGAGTATCTAGCTGGGAAACATGGCAATACAAATGAGACACTTATGCGCAATCATATGGGTAAGCAAGAGGAGGCTTATCATGACTTAGTCCGTAATGCACGTAATTGGGGTGGAGAGAAGTTTATAGAAAAAGGTAGGCATCTTGGTGAGGCGGTTGATGTTGTAGCTATGCAAGCGAAGAAGGAACAAAAGGCTGCATCAGCTAATTATGATAAAGCATTCGCAAATGATGTGACTTTGGCGTCTGAAGATTTTCAAAGTCTGCCATTACAAATAGAGCGGGCACTAAAAAAAGTAGATTTAGACCAAGATATAGTTCCTCAAGCATATTTATATTTAAAAAAGCTTGGCAATAAGTTTAAAAAGCAAGAAAGCGGGCTAGATTTAAATACCAAAGTTACTTCTACTGAAGGGTCAATAATAAAGTCAGGTCGTGAGACCGTAAAGACGATATCTACTACTACTCCTACTAAGAGAATAAGTACTGATGAGACCCGTATAATTACAAAAGAGCCTAATAGGAAGATTACTGATATTGAGCGCAATAAGCATGTCACTCCAGAATTAGAAGAAGTTACACTAAATGGCATAGAGAGATGGCGCCAGACCCTTGGCAAAGCTTTAGAAAAAGCGAAGAAGGATGGTAATGGTAATGAAGTAAATGCCATGATTAAAATACGTGATATGGTTGATGCACATGTCGATGATCTTCCTGAAATAGCCCCATTTAAGACTGCACGCCAGGTTTATAGGCAGCATATGGATGAGTATCATACTGATAACCCAAAAGAACTTGGCAAAAGGTTCATCCAAGATGTTGTAAAAAACCGGGCACACTATACTGATGAGATGATAGCAGATATGGTGCTAGGTACCAGTATAAGTGGATTTGATAAAGGTACTGCTCATATAGTTTACGAGTTAAAAAAGAACTTAAGTCCAATGGATTTTAATAAAATTAAGCTTGAGGCAGCAGATAAGTTGGTTAGCCCTTTATTGCAGGGCAAAAAGGGCAGCTTAGATGCATATATTGCTAATCTGCAGAATGTAAGAAAACAGTATCCTACCTTAATGAAGCACCTATTTACACCCAAAGAAATGGCTGCTTTAGAGTATCTTGGTCATATTGGTAAACAAGTCTTAGCACATCCAAAAGGCCTGGCTGGCAATTCTTTGAAGGAAAAGTCTGTTAAGTCAGCGCTTTGGTTGCTAGGCAAGAAATTCCCTTTTATAGGAGGGCTAATAGAGGGAGCGCAAGATATAGCAAGTCGGCCACAACTTAACCAAGAGGCGATACTTAATACTATCCGCAAAGAAGGAATGGTTCGTGGCATGCCCGCGCCTGGCGCACAACAAAGTGCAGCATCGGCATTATTGCGGAAACAACCACCTAAAGAGAAAGCAGAAGAACCTAAAGCACGTACAATGGCTGAAATGCGAACTCTCTCTAAAGATGAGTTATTGAGAATCTACACAGGTGTAAAATAGCACTCCGTCCTTCAAATAAAATGTTTATGCAATATATTAAAATACTGTATACTAATCTCATGCAATCTATTTCATGAGGATTATATGGGCATGCCGAATACTGGCTTTATACGGGCCGAAGGAGTACACGTATCAACTGCTAATGGCAGCGATTTAATTCAATTACAGCGGCTGGATACCAGTATTGGCCAATATGCGCCGTATCTTATCACAGCAACTAATCTCCTAACTAGCACTCCAGGCGGCTATACACCGGGTGCTGTGTTGTTCGCTAATGGTGCGGGTGATATTGCTGGCGATGCTACAAACCTGAGTTTCGATGATTCTGGCTTTGTTTTGAGTACGCTAAACTATAACGCTGGCGCCTCTGGCACTGCTGGTAGCCTCTCTATTTTCCCAGCAACGGCTTCTAAGGGTAAGTTGCTATTCTCTGCTGCTAACTCTGCTGGCAATACCACTACCACTATTACAAACGCTTCTCAAGCCGGAGCACGCACATACACTATCCCTGATGCTGGAGCTAGTGCTAGCTTTGTAATGACCGCTGGTACTCAGACTTTGACTGGGACTACCACGATTACAACGCTGAATACTACAACATTGAGTGTAGGCGCTTCTGGAACTGCTGGAACTTTGGATATATATCCTACTACCGCTTCTACTGGCAAAACCGAGTTTTTAGTAGCCTCTAATGCAGGTAACACTACCACAACCATTACTAATGCATCTCAGGCTGGTGCTAGAACCTATACGATTCCTGATGCTGGTGCATCTGCTTCGTTCATGATGACTCAGGGTGCTCAGACAGTAGTCGGCGTTCAAACTTTCAGCGCTATCCCTATAGGTACAGCAAGTGTAGTTCCGCTTTGCTTGGCGACCATCACAGCTCAAGCGGGTGCTGCTAGAATCATCTTTGTCGCGCCTTATAGTGGCACAATTACTGATGGTAGAGCTGCTATTGATGGGGCTATTACAGCTACTGATATCACTATTGCGCTACGTATTAATACTACAGCCGTTACTACTGGTGCCATGACGCTTGCTAACTCCGGTTCCGGTTTTGGTACTAAGGCTAGCTGCGCTCCTTCGGCTGCTAATACATTCGTCGCAGGCGATGTGATTAACGCCACCATTACTGGGGGTGTTGGAACTGTGGGTGGTGTAATCAACGTATACGTAACCAGAACAGCATAATGGAGTGGCTTGAATGGACTTTGATGGTCTTAATAATAAGTTTCATGACAAGCTATATGCGTTTATCGACAAGTGTAATGCTCACGAGATCGTTTTAGAGTTCGAAACTGGGTTCGTTCACCCACGTGAACAAGCGCGGCTATGGAGGAAAGGCAGATCAGATAGTGAGATCGATGCAAAGATTGCGGAATTCCAGCTTGCCGATGCAGATTATTTGGTCAAGCTCTTAATAGATGCGCATGCTCCGGAAGGGCTCTCATTGACAGACGATCTCCCTGGTTTTACCTGGCATAACTGGGGACAGGCGTACACTTTCTGCATCCTTGGTGAGGACGGCAGGCCGATCTTATC